TGGGCCACGGCGATGTTTGTTCCCGCAGGATTGAACGCCACGGAAAAAACCCCGCCTGGCGGCAAGGTTCCGGGATTAGACAGCTTGCTTCCCCACGATCCAGTCCAGGGATAAACCTCGACGTACGGCGAACCGCTCTGGCCGCCAACCGCCACCAGGCCACCGCCTGGATGGACGGCAACGCGACCAATAGAACCTGTAGTCACGGAGGTAGAGGACGACGACCCCAGCCCTGTTGTCTTGCTGAATGGGCGAGCCCACAGGCTGGAGCCTACGTAGAACACGTAATCGCCTGCCGGCGAGAATTGACCCCGATACCCGATGGACGCCGAGATGCCGGCCGCGACCTGGGCAAATCCCGTCGTCTTGCTGAACGACAAAACCTCGGCGTAGTTTGTGCCCGAGATAATCACCCGGTCGCCGTCCGGGTTGACAATCGCCCCGGCGTCCGTCGAAGAGATCGAGTTTCCGGTGTTGTACGTGTCCTCCAGGGTCAGAGACGATCCGTTCCAGGAATAAGCCCGGACCTCCAGTTCATCTCCGCTCGACGAGTAGTAGCCCACGAACAGATAGTCGCTATCAGGATGCCAGTTGGCCTCATTCCAACCTTTGCTGTTGGTGATGCCGAATCCCGACAGGGACGCCAGTTCCGATCCCAAGCCTGTCGCTTTGTTGATGGCGTACAGCTTGATCATGCTGGAGTTATCACCCACGGTCCAGCACAGATAGTTCCCATCCGGCGATACGTTGATTATTCCTGGGATGCCGCCCAGGTCCCCGGATTCGTATAACTGGTCGCCGAAGCCCGTCTCCTCATTCCACTCGTACATGGCAATCCTGGGGTCGCCGGGCGAATCCCAGGTGTGGACGAACACGCGGTCGCCGTCCGGGTGGAACGCGACACTCCGCCCGGTGTCATCCGGCAGGGTGGACGGGTCGGCAAACTTGTCACCGAAGCCGGCGTCCTGCTGGATGGCCACCGCCTCGACCTGCGTTCGCATGAGTTGAACCTGGCTACCGCTGGGCTGCGTCGAGATGTATTTGCTTAAACCCGGGCGCTTGCCGCCTCGCAACTTCCGGCCGATGGTGTCGAAGGGTCGGACGTTCAAGGCTGCCTGGGTGGTCGCCTGCGGCTGCTGTGAGAACGCACGGTCCCGCACCAGGCCTTTGACGGGGAACAAGATAGGGGCTTGCTGTCGCGGCATGTCGGTTCTCGAAAAACCAGGCCCAGCCCGGCAGGACTGGACCCGGTGGGTTACCCCGACTGGTTATCCGGCTGCTTGGCGTCAGCCTTGGCCAGGTCCAGGATTCGCTGGTAAGCCTGAATCGCGCCGGCACAAGCATTGGCCGAAGCCTGGGACTGGTTCATCTGTGCAAGATGCCCGCGTTCCTCTTGCCTTGTCTTGGCGATCAGTTCTTCCAGTTGTGCGATGGTCAGTTCCATCCAGGGCCTCGATTCTCCAGGTTTTAATGGCTTAGGTCGTGGCCGTCGCCAGGGGGATGAAGTAGTCGGTGTCACCCACCTTGACCCGGAGGGCGGCGGTGGTGGCGGCGTTCACGGTCGCAGCCGTCAGGCCGGTGCGGAACAGGTGGGCGGCTCCGGCGGTGAGGCCCTGGACGTTGAGCAGGTATGCGTTGTCGTCCAGGCTTGCAACGCCCGTGGCATTGCCGTCGGCGTTGCAGTAGAGGAACGCCCCGTTGGACACGTCGGCGCTTCCCCCGTCGCAGTACAGTTCGGCCTCGACGGCGGCAGCCAGGCCACCCAAGGATTCGTCCGGCACGTGCAGCGTTGCACGCATGGCGATCCCCTGGCCGCTGGTCTGCTTGCCATCGGTGTAGTTGAGGGAGATATGGGCACCGTGGACGGTGCCGCAGTCCTCCTGGACCGTCGAGAAGATGCGGGCACAGTCGCCGCCCGCCCCGCCGGCGTAGTAGGTGCGAAGATACAGACCGCGAATGTCGCCGGCGGCATCGTCGGACCTGCATCGCCATTCCTGGAAGTTCTTGCCGGACGATCCGACGATGGGGTCGGCTGCGGTGCCTCCGCCCATCACTTCCGCCTGGGGCTCCTGCTCGCCCGTGCCGTTGGCAATGACGTGAGGCCCCCAAAAGTAGAGTTCGTGATTGAGTTGACCAGGCATGGTCGTGGTTCTCCTATGAACCGTAGGTCGGCGTGTTCACGGGTCGGGCATAGCCCAACTGACGCCGGTTAGTAATGTATCCGCGACCCGATGCGTCCAGGTTAGGCCCCACGGTCTTGGGGGCCGCCTTGAGATCGAGCCGCACGCTGTCCGCCAGGGACTCACGGTACGCCTCGTGCATTGCCCCACGCACGTCATCGCGGTGAAGCTCCGCACGAGCCAGGGCTGAATACAGGATCGCGTCGTCATGCTCCGCCCCGGCCGGCTGGGCGTCGGCGTCCAGTTCGTCCAGGGCGTTGAAGTAATGGCGGTAATCAAGCTCCAGGACATACGACTGTCCAGGAGCCGGATAGAAAACAACCTCCCACCGGGAACGCACCCCTTCGGGTACGTCCGCATCGGAGAGTCTGCGAAATGCGGCAAACCTAGGGACGCCCGACTCGTTCGCTCCGGTGGATCGCCAGTTGCGAATCATGGCCTCATCCACGGTCTGGATGTGCGGCAGGACGTTCTGGCCTTGGCCAAACGTCCAATCGCCCTGGGCGTCACCGTTGAAGTCGTAGGGCATCGCATACCGGGCAGCGTCGCCGCCAACCTGGAGTTCGCTTGCCGCGTTTGTGATGGTGAGGGAAAACACCCGCTGCATCCAGTACCACTTGGGGTTGGCCCGGATGAACTGGCGGATGCCGTCGTTGACCAGGCGTTTGCAGAGGTCCAGGTCGTGAGCATCGGACTCGGGGGCAATGGCCCTGCCGTCCGAGTCGTACTCGGCAATGCCCAGGTACTCCGCAACGCGGACAACCAGGCCACGCAAGATCATAGCTCCCGTGGGTTCAATGCTCATGGCTTGTGTTCCTCGTAAAAGTCCGGGGGGTTGACCGGCCCTGGCCAACCCCCCGGCAAACCTGGACAGAGTTAGTTATTCGACGCCACCCGCTGGGCCAGGATGGTGCCCTCGCTGTTGGTCGTGAACCCTTCAAGGGCGCGGAACAACAGGTTGGTGCCAAACGCTTCGGATGAGTCCTTCGTCAGGTACGCATTGCCATCCGCGATCTCCAGGCCGTCGCTGACCGAGATGTTCGTGGTGCCTTCGACACGCACGGTAATGACATCGTTCAGTTGCGGCTGAATGATCGTGACCCACGACGCCGACTTGCCTTCTTCGCCATCCGCGAGGATGCCGGCGAAGTGCTTGAGGGACGCCGTGGCCGGGGTTTCAACCTGGACCCCACGCGACAGGCCACGGTCGCCCGTGTGGGTGCCGCTGCTGTAATTGGGGTCGTCCTCGGGGAGGAAGATTTTGGCGTCCTCCACGTAGGTGAGCGGTTGGTTCTTCTTGAGGGCAGTTGTACCCGCGTAGTAGACCCGTTTGGTCTTGAGCGGGTGGCCGCCTCCGTATTGGACGTTCTGACCGGCCATAATGACCTTCTCCTTTTCTGGAGATACCGACCAGGTTACCAACCTGGCCACTGTTTCAGAGGGCTACGCCGCCCTCCAGGATTACGACGCCGGGATGGCCCTGTGCAGAACCGCCCCGCAGGTCCGCAGGTTGGACGACATGAACTGGTGCGAGCCATCCACGAACGTGGTGAACACGTTATGGAGCGTCCGATCCGTTTCCGGGTCGGACTCGACCAGCCAGTCGTCCTCCTGGACGATGGGGTAGAACTGCCCGTGGTTGACCATGAAGATCGGCTCGGGCGAGAACGAGTTGCCGCCGCCGTCGGTGACGGTGAAGGTGTCGAGTTGCGGGATGTCGATGAGCGGAACACGCCGGAACGTGGTCGCACCACCGAAGGCCGCGATCTCGCCGCCGAGGTTGTCGTTCTGGCCGTGAGCGATCTCCTCAAACTCCACAGCCACATCGAGCGGCATGTAGATTCGGAAGTTCGACGACGGCCCCTCGGTCATGTCCTTGACCACGACGGGCGACTTGAAGCGGACCGAGCGGAACGCCTTGCGCATCCGCTTGATGAGCGTGCGGTTGACGGCCGTGTATTGGGCCGTCCAGTTCCGCCACTTCTCATACGTGGACGAGTCGAGGCCCGCCCGGACTGTGCCGGTGGAACCGTCGCCGTAGCGGACAGTCTGGCCGTTGAAGCTGCCATCCTCGTTAGTCCCGTCAGGGCCGAGGCAAATCCAGTACGGCAGGCCCAGGGGGTTGCTGTCATCGCTGGCGTCGTTCGGGGTCGCCCACGCCTTCTCCTCCAGGAGGTTGGCCAGGCTGACCATCGAGTCAACGCGGCGAACCTGGAGCATCTTGATGAAGCCCTTGGCCGAGCTTCGGTTGCGGAGGATTTCGCGGCGTTCGATGGACCAGCTTGTCTCAAGCTGGCACCAGGGCACGCTGATCTTCTTCTGCACGTCCACGACGTTGGGCGTCGAAGGTTCGTACAGACGGACGTAGCGGGCGGTGCCGCTGTCGTCAAGCATGATGCGGCGGTCGATGGTGACGCCACCGTCAACTTCTATCTTGTCGCTCTTGAACCATCGGTTGCAGACCTCGTAGTCCCGATAGTCCCACGCGACCTCGAACTCGTTGTCCGGGAGGTCGGGCAGGGTCGTGGCCAGGAGGTCCAGCAGTTCGCTGTTTTTGATGCCACTGCCAGCCATAGGTGTATTACCTTCCTACGGCCGTCGCATACCTGGAGGTCATAGCCGGTTAAGTTGGCGGAGCTTTGCTCGGGCGGTTCGCTCGGCCTTGGCAAGGGGGTCCTTGCTGTCAAGCTCTGCATTCCCGCCGCTGCGGTTCGTCGGCCGAACCGTGATCTGGCTATCCCGCTTCTTCAACCGGCCCCGCAAGTCACGACGAGCCGCTGTTGATTGCTGCTCTGACGTGACCAGGTTGTGGGCCATCTCAAGGGCCTGCTTCACAGTCAGGTTTCGTCCCTGGTGCCGGGCGCCCAGCCGGATGGCCGAGGCTTCCTGGAGGACACGGTCACGGGCCTGGATTTCCTCCTGGCCCAACGCCGAGCGCTCCTTGCCGACACCGTAGAGCTTCCCGAACGCATCGCCCTTGATGCCGTTGAAGAACCCGTCGATCTGGTCGAACAGGACTTCTTGCTGGCGTTCACGGATGAAACGCTCGTGACCCTGGATCACGCCTGCAAGCTGGGAGTTGATGAACTGCTCCAGGGGTTGCAAGACGTGATTAACGAAACCTTCATCCAGGTCTGCCCTCGCCTCCTCGGGAAACGAGAACTGGAAGAAACCTGGAGCAGCCGCCGCCTGCTGCTGCGGCTGCTGTGGTGCGGGCTGATTGAGTTGACCTGCCTGGCCTGCCGGCCCATGTTGGGGTTGCTGTGCGGTGGGCTGCACGGCACCCTGCTGAACTGGTTGTCCCACTCCTCCGGCGAGGGAGCGGCCGATTTCAGCAAATTCCCGGCTCAACTGGTTGGCGTCCTGGTGGAGACGCTGGAAGGTGACAAGGGCAAGCTCCGGGTCGCGTTCGACCAGTCGCTCAATCATGTCATCTTCCCAACCACGTCGGCGGGCGGCCTCAACGAGATGATCGGGAATAGCCGTTTCGTCATCGCCGGTAGGTCCAGGTTCATCGCCCGGCTCCACTTCGTCGCCACCGTCGCCAGGTTCGTCGTCCAGGTTTTCCTCCCGGCGACGCCGGCGTTGACGATCCGGGCGTTCGCCCTCGTCGTCATCGCTCGGTTCACGACGCTTGCCGCTGCGTTGTTCCCGGGCTTCGGGAGACGGATCATCGTCGCTCAAGCCCTCAAGTTCTTCATCCGGCTCTTGCTCCCATTGGGAGCGGCGGCCATCCATTTTCTTCCGCTTCGGCCGACTTCTCTTGTGGGGCTTGACCTCAATCTTATCATCCGCCGCGTCTGTGTCCGCGTCCCTGGCACCGAACGTGTCGTCCAGCTTGCCTTGGACCGCATTCTCCAGGTCGGGGCTGATGATGTCGTCTTTGGTCGTGTCGCCACCCGAGGTAGTCGTCTCCGGGGCGGGAGTTTCCAGGTTTCCGCCTTGCTCTGCCATGATGAAGGGCCTCCATCCAGCCCTGCACTTCCGCACCATGCGGGTAGATCGGGCCGGCTGGCAGCATTAGATCAGGAAAGCCCCCGGGTTGTCAAGGGTGATTAGTTGAACCCGTCCTTGTCCACCATCCCGATGTCACGCAAACAGCGGTCGCGGTGGCTTTTCGAGCGGAAGATCATGCGGCCGTCCTGCGTAAACTCGTGATGCGAAAACCGGGCCTTGCACTCGGCGATCTGGTCGGGGTGAACGCCGGCGGCGTCGGAGTACAGCGGTTCCGTCCACTCCGTTTGCATGCCACCATATTCAGCCGCAACATCACGAGTCATTGGCTTTCCGCACTTCTCGCAGGGTGCAGGGTCATTCCTGGAGTCAATGGGCCGGTACAACTCCTCGTGCCGATTGCACTTCACGCACTCGTAGCAGTAAACTGGAACAGGTCACCTCCTCTTTCAAGTTACATTCCTGGAGAGCCGCCGCCAGGGCGGCCGCTGCGGTTTCCGTCGCCCGACTGCACGGGGGCCGACCCCATCTGTGCCAACGCCGCCATCGGGTTTGCGTTGGGGTCCAGGCCGGCACCCTGATAGCGGGGCACTCCCGGGCCGTCGCCAGACCCCCCGCCAGGCTGCGGCCCCTCGCTGCCGGCCATCGGGACGCCCATCGACTGCATGAGTTGCGGGGCCTTCATCATCTGCTCGGCGACGAGAACCTGGAACTCCGGGTCATTCCAGACGGCCTCGAAATTGTCGATGCCCTGCTGTTTGGCGTTGATCGTGATGAAGCGAATGAAGTTGAACATGCCGCCCATGCCGACAGCGTGCAATTGCAGGAACGTCTGAATCGCGGTCGGCACGACCGTCTGCACAAACTGGATGAGTTTCTGGCTTCGCATCATCGGGTTGTCCCGAGCCATCGACTCCATCTTGATCTCAAAGTGGAAGTCCAGGAAATCGCCGCGCTGGGCCTCGGGAGTCAACCACAATGTCACCTGCTCGCCACCAGGCAGCCGCTTGCTCAGCGGCATTTCAATCAGCGGGTCCGTGTGCAGGTGCCAGGCCAGCGACCTGGCAATACTGGCTGCAAAGTCATACACCACATCTCGCATGTCGCCCACGCGAATGGTCGCGGCCTGCTGAAGGATATTCGCCTGCGTGGCCGTTTCGGCCATGGACGCTTCGCCGCCGAGTTGCTGGAAGTCTCCAGGTCCCGACTCGGAAAACTTCGCGTCGATCCATGCCAGGTGAGCGTAGATGTCCTCGGTCGCCCCGCCGTAGGCTACGGTCTTGACCGCGTCGGGATGATCGACCGCCACGCTGTCGCCATCATCGGCGTCCACGATTTCCTGGGCGTCGTCCGTCGCGGATCGCCCGTAAACGAGGACCTGCTTGGAACGCCGGGCCTGCCGGTTGGCCTTGGCGGCGTGGTCGTTCGCCATTTCGTGGAGGTCGTACCAGATGCCGCACGGTGCGATGGGAAACGGGTTGTTCGACACCCAATGGAAGCCCAGGAAATGATACGGCCCCAGGGCGGGGCAGTCGCCATAAGCCCGGGGTCCGTCGTAGTCCACGACGCGGAGGAAATCCCCGGTCGGCACTTCATCGAACGGCAGCGTAACCACCACGTTATCATCGGGCAGATAAAGCTCCACGATGTCCACTTCGTCCAGCAGTTCTTCGCCGTCGTTGTCCCGCCGGCGGGACAATTGCTCAACCTCCTTGCCCTTGCGATAGCTGTCGCCGGCGGAAGGCAGGCCCATCGCCACGTCGGGATTGTAAAGCCCCGACTCCTCCAGGAATGTCCGGGTCACACGGACGCGGTTGCCGAGCATGAACGCCTTGCGAAGGTCGCGGCAGTTGGGGTCCAGCGTAAAGTCGTCCAGGTCCACGCGGTCAGCGTAGGGCTGGGCTACGTTCGTGTGCATTCCGTGCGGGTCCTCCAGGACATCGCCCGACATCTCCAGGCCGTCCCGCACGATGCCCATGCCGAAGATCGCGTCGATGATCGACAGCCGCAGCGTCGCCTTGCTGCCGATCTTCCTGGACAGGTCATCGAGTGCCAGCGACAACATCTCGGCGTAGTCCGCGAAGGCCGCAAACCTGGAGTCAACGTCGTGTTCCGGGTTCTTGGCGACCAGGTGCGGCACCAGGATCGACACGGCCTTGAAAATCAGGTTGACCGGGTTGGCCTGGGCCGTTGCAGGGTCGGCGTTGTCGTAGAACGACCCGACGTACTCTTTCATGAACAGGTAGCGAGCCTTGCGGAAGTTCTCCACTCGCTCGAAACCTCGACGCATGGCACGATGCAGTTTTTCCGGCGTGATTAGAGCGGGCATGACTTATCTCCTCTGCCGGCGACCACGCCAGCGATCGGCTTTGTGCTTTGCGGCGGCCCGGCGTCGTTCTCGACGAGAAGCGTAGCTGTTCCCTGGAGGGGTTGGCTCCTCCACCTTGGCATCTGACACTTCCTGGCCGCCTACGCACGTCAGGGCGTCGGCAATCACCCGGTCGCCGTGCGTAGCCCTGGCCCCCTCATTCTCCGTGATGAGGCGAGCCGGCCCCACGGCCCCGGTGTCGTAGTAAATATACTCCTCCGCCTCCTCGACCGCCATAGTGTCGTGGTTGATGAACTGGTCGCGGGCCAATTCCCGGCGGTACGTGCCCAGCAACAACTCCTTCCTCTCCCGGCTGGAGTGCCACCCCAGCCTGTTGGTCTGCTTCACGTCCGTCGTGTTCGCTCGACGCTCCAGGTAAATGTTGGGATAGCCCAGCCGCTTCAACTCGGTGATGAAGATACCGCCAGGCCCGTTGGCCTCGGGCACGATCAAGGCGAACCCGCCGGAAGCGGAGCCGAACCAGATGCCGGCGACAGCGGCCAACCGGGCCAGGTCGTGGGGCGGCGTGCGGGCGTTCGCAAACGCCGCGACCTTCTCGCCCGTCTCCTTGCAGCGAACCGACATCGTGGAGTTCGACGCCCCCTGGCCATTGCCGATGTCCACGCCGATGATGTAGTTGAACGCCTGGTCCGGTCGGTGGTCGATCAACTGCATCCAGAACTTCCAGGGTCGGAACTTGTCGGTGCGACGAATGCCAACCCCCCGCTTGTCCCCCCTGGCGATGACCTTCTCCATCTCGTCCACCCGCAACTTCTTCCTGAAGTCCAGGGTAGCCGTGAAGTCAGGGGTCCGGCAATAACTGGACGTGTGCCGGGCCAGGACCGGCCCGTCAAAAAACCTGGAGCCGGAATCCATATGATTCATGTCCAGGTTTTGGGCGATTTCCTGCGGAGACGAGCGACGGAGGCATTCAAGCTCGTACCACTTGCTGGAATACCTGCGGTTGCCCTGCTCATCCTCAACCAGATATCGGCCTCGCCCCTTCTCCGGGTGTTCCCACCAGGGCAACTGGATCAGCTTGACCTGCTTCGTGCCAGCCAGGGCGTGTTTGTAGATATTGGTAAATGCGGTTCCCGGACCCTTGGGAGTCGAATTGAAGATGCGGCAGGGTGTCGTATCCGACGACGCAGACAACATACCCTCGCCGTCCTCGACAGCGGCAAACTCGTCGAAGCCGATTGCCGTTCGCCGACCGCCTCGACCGACGTTAGCTGTTGTGGCTTCACCGTCGAGGCTGTTCCCTCGGAGCTTGTTGCCCAGGTGCATGTTTCGTCGGTGGACAGGAGGACGCATCCAGGCCGGCATCCAATAGTTGATGTAATCATGCTTGTAGAAGATCGTGTCAGGGTTGATCGTCGGGTGCATGTCCACGTCGGAAGCGGTGGCCGACACCCACAGGATGTTCACGTTGTCAACGAACGTCCAGGCGTGATGAAACATCGTAACGACGATCCACGTCGCCCCCATGTCGCGGGACTTGTTGATAATCGCGTCCTGGGAGCCGTCGCCGGCGTGCTTGATGTCCATGCAACGCTCAACGTCCAGAATACCCTTTTCCTGGATTTCCCAGGTAATAAACGGAACGTGGGCCTCGTTTCCGGTCACGGTTCGCTCGCGGCCGGTCCTGGGGTCGACAATCTTCTGCCGATAGGTCCAGACAAAAGCGTTGATCCAGAAAATGGGAGAGATAGCACACGCGGTATACAACGCCCGCTGCAATCCCTCATCGCTTGCCGCGTCACGCAGCAGCTTCGTTCTCCACTCCAGGTTCGGCCCCGTCTTCTTCGGGACAACTAATCCCGTGCGGGGGCACTTCCAGAACGTTCGCTCGCGCGGGAAGTTTTCCGGCGTATTTGTCGGGTGAGATGCCGCCGTGGCGACAGCCCCGACTTCTTGTGACTCTCGTTCTCTGACTTCGGCGACCATTTCAAGTTTCCCGGAGTGCTGCTCCGCCTGCCCGGGCCTGGATGGTGGCAGGCATCGCAACCGACCAGACGACGGCCGCGACACACCGCCAGGTATCCTGACCCCGACCAGTCCGCCCGCAACCGTCGCGGCTCCGACTCCTCGCCGCCCTGCCAGCCACGCTTGCGAGTTGAATAAACATGGCCGTCACTTCCCGCCCAACAGCCTGACCAGTCCTCAACCGGCCGAAGCCGAATCCCCCTTCACGTTTTCGTCTCGCTTCGCTTCATCCGGGTCAGTGTCGCTGACGGCATCTTCGCCGTCAACGCCGGTGGCAGCGAAGGCGGCCGCGTTCAAGCGGTCCCTGGCAATGTCCGAAACACGTTCATCGACTTCCTTCTGTGCGTTGTGCTGGTTGATGTCCAGGGCTTGCGGGACGCGACCTTCCGTTCGGTCGTAGACGGTCTTGATCGCATCCATCGTGCCCCCGCGGGCCGCGTTGAGCAGGCGAGCCGCAATCTGGTCCGCGACCGTCTGTGGGGCGGAGGCGGCCTGCTCGTACTGCTGCGGCGTCATCCCCAGCATGTTCTGGAGGGCACGGGAAACCTGGAGACTCTTGCGTATCTTGGCCTTGGCCGCCGGCGTGTCGGCGTTCGGGGGGCGCCCCTTGAACGTACCGTCCTCATTGCGGTAATCCTCCTCGCGTGGCGGCTCGGCCCGGGTCCCGGAGATTCGCAGCGGGGCCGATTTCTCTTTCCTGGCGGGCTTGGCCTTGGCCTTGGCCTTGGCCTTATCCTTGGCCTTGACCTCGACCTCGACCGCATCTTCCGCGTTTTCCGGCGGCCGCACGTCGGGCGGCGGGGGTGCCGGCGACCTGGGCAATTTCCTGGAACGCATTGGGGGCTTGGGCGTGGGCATGGCTACGCAAACATGATGTCGTAAATGTCGTCGATCTGCTGGTCCGTCAGATACGTGGACCACACGCCCATGTGCTGGATGCGGCAATTGCCCTTCTTGGGCGTGGTCGACGACCGGAACACGCTGCCTATGCTGATCGTATCACAACCCAGGGCGGCCCCGTCGTCATAGAAGCCAAACTCGGTGTCCAGGTTAATGGACCCGGTCTTGTGCGTCTTGTTGACGCTGATGTGGGCCTTC